TCCATTATATTCATAATTATTATTTTTAGTTGATTTTTCATACCGATAACTTGCGCTAGTCGCCATTTGAAAATAAACGGCGGCTAGCTGACAGTTATCTTCATCAATCTTCATCATTATACCTTTTTTGATTCAGCCACGTTACTAAGTGCGCCTTAGCTTGGCCTGTTCTAAGGAGGTTCTGGTTGTATATCTTCAGGCGCAAATGACATTTTATTTTATCCTGATCTGAGAGTTTATTCCAGGCTTTCTCGGAGCTGTCTTTTTTGACCTTAAGATCGTATTTTTTCCAAAAGCCATCAAACGATAAATCGAAGTCGCTAACTTCAATCGTAAGTTGCTTCAATTTCTTTTGCCACTCCTTGATTTTATCCTCGAGATAGGGAAACTTTCCCTTGACAAATAACCAATCGCTATGTGCCTGACTGATCTCGCCTTCGAGTACGTTAAAGGCTATTAAAAAGCCATTTAAATTGTATTTAAACTGCCAGATGTCGCCGTTCTCGATTTTGACAGTATAAGTGCGGTTCATCGGGTTAAAGAAATAATAATTCTAACCCGAAAGCACAAGCAATATCTTTTTCTAATTGTGCGCCTTTGCTGTCTATCCAACACGGTAGTAAAACCATTGCATTACAATCGAGCAAAGCCATGATACACATTTTCATAGCCTCATTCCAAGGAGTATCGAAGTCATTGACTACTTCAATTGGATTAACAACCTCAAACCCCATTTCTTCAATTTCTTGTTTTGCTTTTGCAAACTTGTCTATAACTTCCTGTTGTGGTAATCCGGTTACTTTCCCGGCAATATATATTTTCTTTTTGCTCATTTGATTAGGTATTTAATTGGTTTAGTGTGAATGAATGATTTTGAAATTATGAGGGCTTCTTGCCGTAATCGATACTCGGTTTCAAAAATGGTTTCATTTTTATTGGTAACTCTGATTTTTCTTTTATTGGGTGGCATTAGGCTAGTTTTTGGTGTAAATAATCGTGGACTACTTGTAAGTTGAATTTTGCTTGTTGTGAATTAACTGTATTTATCAAATCGAAAATAATTCGTTGTAACCCTAATTCTTCATGATACTTCAGCTTAATTTTATGTGTAGATTTATCTTCAAAAAGAGTGTGGTTTTTGATTAGTTGTTTACGTTTTGAGCTAAACTTTTCCTCTAAATCAAAAGCTATCGACCTTGTGGCTTTTTGATCTATAGTTATTGCGGGATATAAATCATAGACTTGCTGTAATAGTTTTGCTACTGCAAAAATTTGGTCAGCGGTATATACTTTATTTTTTGTTTTTTTATTTAACATTCGGTTTTAGGTTTGGTTAATTGTTCCTGGCATTCGGTGCAAAATTCGGCGGTAGTTTCACAACCGCATTCAGCGGTTAAGGTTCTGGTCTCGGCGATGTCGTGGGGACAAACTTCCGTGATGCTATACTCTTCCATTCCAAGTAGTTTCTCTAGGGCAACAACTTTTGCCGCCAAATAGTTTAAAGGAAAACCAGTCAAAAAGTGACTCGAAGTAATTTTTGGCTTTTTTCATTAGTGGTATAATTTACAGTTGGTGCAATAAAGACGGCCGTCTTTTTCTTTGACCGGTATTTCGATTTCGCACTCAAAACAATAGAGGTCATTTTCCCGTTGGTGTTCTGCATCGGCCACATCTAGTGCGCCGCCAATGCCGACAAAAAGACCTGTTAAAAACGATATACCCCCAAGCGCCAAGATAAGCACGGCTATTACTATCTTTTCTATCATATTATTTGTATTTAGATTTTACTATTCCTTTGAATGCTTCGATAATCTTTGAAACCTCCCACGGTTGCATTTTTTTGAGTGGCTTTCTCACGGGTGATTTATCACTTTTAAGCCAATCACTCAGGCGGTCAATATCTGCCACTTCGCCGTGTTTGCCATTTGGGGTTGTCCATTGTGCAGTGCGCATATAGGCAAGTAGCGTAAGGTGTTGGCGATTGTCTTTATCGAATAACCCCCAATTGTCCTCCTGTGGTTCTGTACCCGTTTGGGCTTTGATAATTCGAACTGCTTGCGCTTGAGTAAGAGGAATTGGTTTGGTTAGACTGGTTCTTGCCACATCGCCTGTCACCCATTGTACCCATTCCTCTTTTATATCTTCTTGAAAGTTGGCGTTTTTGCGAATTTCCTTAATTTGAAAGGAAGTGATGGGTAAATCATCGCCGTACACTGTCGGGGTTTTAGTTTTTGTCATTTTCTTCTGGTATCAATTCTAATTGCTCACACCATACGTTATAGATTATAATTCCAGAAGTTGATTTAATATCTAATGAAATTTTACTATCTCGAGTTCTTGAAATAATTTCTACTATTTCATCTTTATTAATTTCATCGCCGTCAATATTTCTTTGTTTTGCGATTACCTTAGCTTTTCTACCTTGAAAAAAGGCTCTTGGATTTTTATTTAAAAGTGTTGATGTCATTTTATAAGTAGTTTTCTGTTAATTTATTTGGTGTTCCTAGATACCTTTCGGCTCTTGCAACAACTTTATCCCTGACGGCTTTGGAGTATTTGCTTTTCTTTTCCAATATCAATTTATATTCTCCTAAAATCTGTTCCATATTGGCCGATTGTACCAGCCTGTCGTTTATTCCCATTAGATTGTTGTTTTAATGTTTGCTCCCGATGAGGGATTCGAACCCTCATCTATTCGCGCTCACTGCGAATTTTCTACCGTTAAACTAATCGGGAAACCGAATTAACTAACTATTGTATTATTCTGCCTGCGTAAAGTCTAGGTAATATTCTTTACCCGGCTCAAAGAATGATGAGGCTACTGCATCATTCATAATTGAAATTTCGAGTCTACCATTTGGAGTATATTTGGTAAAGTCTTTATTTTCGTCTGAAGTACTACATACAGCATTTAAAGTTGCTGTTTTAGACCCTTCGTAATTCAACACGGAATTACATTTAAATTTTGCTATTACTTGTGCCATTTTATTTGATTTGTGGGTTTTACCAAGCCGCCCAAGGCTATACTTTATAAGTTGCTTTTGTGTGTGTTTTAAATCTGGGGTTATCAATCACTGCCGTTTTATATCTTCGGAAGGCGCGAAGCTCGTTGTCCGACATATCCGTTCTTGAAATCCAATTATCGTTGGAGTCTTTATAAACGGTGTGACCGTTCACGTTATATTGCTGGTGATCCTCCAGAGGAATTATGGTTATCGTTACGCTCATTTTCGAGTTGTTTAAAAAAGATTCTTAGTTTAAATCGAAGCCATTCCAGATAATTGTAAATGGCTTTTCCTTTGAGTACTGCTATCAAAACTATTAATAGTAGTATGGTGCTGTGGTCGTTAGACGGTTGCATCTTCTTGTGGAATTACTTCGCTGAAAAATTCGAACTTGTAACCGCTCAAAAAATCTACCGAAGACATTGACAAGGGAATGCTTGTTTTTGTACCGTCATCGTTAATTAAACTAGCGTCTATGAACCACGATGAGCGAACTGGTTTGTAAGCTGCAGCGATAATGGCCACACCATCCGTAAACTCTTCGTTGTTGAAATCCTTAGTTAATTGTTGCAGCTCGAGAACTCGTGAGCCTTTAAGATTGCCTTTGGCATCTTTTTTCAAGAGATTAAAAACAATCTTAACCAGTGCGGATGTTTCATCGTTGGTAGCTAATGATGAAATATAGTTTTGTACTTTCTCGATGCCGGCTGTCACGGTGTCATCCCAACCGTCGTTAATTCTATAACCAATGGTTATTTCTTCTTTGTCGGTCGAGAAAGTGTGCGACATTTGCTTTTCTTTCAGACCATAGACTTGGTTTTTTAAGTCCAAAATATCTTCAAAGAATTTAAAAGTTTCGGTTTTGGCATCGCTAATTATTTCAGAAGCGCGATAAAGTTTAAATATTGCTTTGGGTACGGTTTCGGCAACAAGTTGTTTGTAAACCTCACGGTCTTGGTCTTTTTTGGCTTCTAATTTGGCAAGAGCTGCTTTCAGTTCTTGTGCCGAGAATGTGGCTAAATTTGCGGCTGCTGCCATTGGTGATTCTAATATTTCTGTGATCATAATTATGGGTTGATTTACTGTTGTGTTATTACTATTTTCCATTGAGTTCATTTGAGTTAAAGGGTTGCCAATTGTGTTTTTTAATCAGTATTTTGATTTCGGTTAATTTCGCTTCAACAGCATTAGGAACGGGTCTTAAAATAGTTTGCGAAAAATCAATGGCGTTCAATAATTTCCCTCGCTCCTGGTTGATCAACATCCGGTCATAAACGGTTAGTTTTTCCCTCTCTTGACTTGAAAACTGCAAACACAAATGAAGGAATGCAAGGCGGTTCTGTATTTGTTCAATTGTCATTGTTATACTGATTTAAGAGTTCTTGTAATTGGCGTTTTTCGGAAAGTAATTTGACGTAATCAGAAATTAGGATCTCTTTTTTCAACTTAATGTCAAGCTCTATCATTTGACAGTAGATTTCTCTTCTTACGGCAAACTTTACGTTGTCATCTGGTATCTCTTTGGTTTCGGCTGGTATAAATCCCATTTTAGTTTTGATTAAAGGTTAGACTATATATTTTGATTCCGTTGATTTTGCTTGGTTTCTTGATTTCCTGCAAGAGTGCCATTGGTCGGATATTAAACATTCGATAGGTACATTCCGCATAACAGCGTTTGTAGTCTTCGGCAATCACCATATCGCTGTCTTCGTAGCGACGGGTCAATTGCTCAAACTCGGTTTCACATTTAGCGTATTCCATCATAAACCATTTGGATATGGCGGAGTTGGCTAATACTTTTTGAAACTCGTGGTTATTCGTAGTTAGACTTTCGCACCAGCGAGCATAAGCCCCGAAGATTAAGTCCTCATACTCTTGCGGGGTCATTTGTAATTTATTGTTGATTGTTTGCATAGCTTTTTGTCATTGCGAGGAGGCATGACGTGGCAATCTCCTCATTATTATTCTGTTTGTCCTCTCAATTTTTCAAATCCTTCTTTCCAAATGACGTATAAACCGCCATTGGGACCGATTGTCCTTCCTTTGCAAGCCGCCAAGTAGCCGGTAACGAATACTTTTTGTTTGGCGTCGAACATAATACTCTTTTCGAGTTCTGACCGTGGGTGATTTCCATTGGCGTGACCCGAAATCACTATTATTTTCTTTTTATACTTCCGTTTGAATTCGAGATACTGCTCGAACGATTTAAAGAAGTAGATTCCGCTATCGATAAACACTACTTCTTGCGAACCTCGTTTGTCGAGATACATACACAGTTGGTCATAATCGTAACTCGCCACCGAAAAGTTGCCTTTGACGTCCGAAGTACCCACGATTTCGTTTCTTTCAATAAAATCGGAGTCATCCGTTTCCTCTTCCAGTAAGTTGTAGAACGTATCCTTAGTCTTGGCAAACTCTTTCGCCAATTGCAGCATAAAGGTTGATTTTCCCGAGGCACTTGCGCCCCAAATGAACCAAACCCCTTTATTTTGCGGCTCCTTGAAGGCTTGAAACATATCACCTTCAAATGGTATTCTTTCAATTTTTTGATTCAGAATATTAGCAACGTTGAGGGCTTTTTTTAGCTTTACCATAAAAGGTCGCCATCAGGGAGATTCAACAATCTGCGAACCAGTCCCATACTTAACGGTTCATTTAATCTTTCGGCCTCACGGGTAGCTGGTACAATGATGTCGTGCAGTTCACCGTAGTTATTGCAATTTCTTAAAAGGAATTTCTTCAACTCCCTATCTTCGATGTCATTCACAAACAACACATATCTTCGGTCGATGTTGGGTAGGAGTTTCAATCCCATTTTGATGCGACGATGAAACTGTGGGATCCCTGATTGGTCTCTACGTTTCAATTTTTCGATGTTGGTAATCAATTGCTGTGTGCCAATAAGCGTGATGGCACAATATTCATTTACATAGTCAAATATTTCTTTTACAGCGCACAAAGCGGGTTGTTTCAAATATTCCGATTCATCAATGATTAGCATTGGCGTATAACTCTGGAAAGTCAAGGATCTTAATTTCTGGGCGATGCTTCTGATTTTGCCTGATTTTGATTTCACGCCATCATTCACATTCAAAGCTCGAAGTGTTTTATCCAACAAATCGACTAGGGAATCACTGGAACCCGCTGTAATTACAAATGTGTCCATTGGGTTTTTCGAAGCGAATAAACTAGCCGTAAATGACTTTCCGCAACCTGTTTCACCTACCATTACAATAGGTGTATGATGTTTTTTGGCAGTTTCAAGGTGTGCCAATATTGCGTTGGTTTGTGCTGTTGGTTGGGTTTGCCAATAGACTTTCTCCGTTTTAAAACCACATAATTCAGCAAGCGACAAGAAGTGTTTCACGGGGATGAAACCTTGTGAACCTCCTGCATCATACATAAAGTTACTTTCAGATTTCAAAATCATTGACACATATTCTTTACGAACACCCGTTTTAGCGGCAACATCCGATTGTGACATTTTGTGTTGGGTCATATAAGCGGTTAAGGCTTCGACAATTTCAATTTTGGTTAGGTGTTCCATTTATAGGTAGTTATTTAAGTTTGTTCGTGATTTGTTGTATTCGTCCTGGTCTTGGCTCCAAGAGGCATTTAGTTCTTTTTTGTCGGAGGTAGCCTGAACTTCCAAAAGTTGTGCTGTTTTAGCCTGGAGACGGATCTCGCTTTTGTGATCTTTATGTTGGCCATGGGAATCAGTCAGTAAATGCTTGGCGAGAGTGTCATTTAGCAATGGGTTAGTAAATAAGGTTTCCAGTTGTTGTATGTTGCTCTGACGTTCCTCAGTGATGTACTGCATCACGTTAGAATTATAATTTTTAACCTCGGTTAGTTTCAGTGCATCGCCTTCAGAGCGTTCTGCGAGTGCCATCGGTTGGATGTATTTCTGTTCCAATAGAAATTCGTAGGTTCCAACCACATCGACTAGCTTTCCGTTACGGGAATTGGCATTGGTAACCAAAACTTTTGATAAATTCTGTGGATCATACTGAACTGCCCAGTCTAGGTGCGCCAATTTTCTAAAATTCATGTCGAATGAATCGTACGTTAATGTCTGGCCATTGATCGTTGGAGTTAAACCTTGACCTTGCAGGCGGTTCGTGTAGTTTGTGGTTTCGCCTAAATATCTCAAGTACATTGGTAATGTTAATTCGCTTTTGTGCTCTGGTGAAACTTCTTGCCACTGCGAAACGTAAGCAGCTTGTTTTTTGGCTCTGTCCGCTTCAATGATTGTTATCAATTGTTGGTAGCAGCCTTGCTCATCAGGAAATTGACTTTTAATTTTGTTCATATACTCCGAATTAGGTTGGGAGTTGCTTCCAGAACTTACGTTATGACCGGACCAGTTATCATACATTTTGCAATAATCAATATTGAAACGGTTAAAAAATGGCTCGATGATCTTGGCTTTAGCATTTTTGACCTTGGCGGGCGTGTAATGAACGGAACAGGCTTCGTAAAGCGGTGTTAATGTTGCTTTGGCGTAATTATCCGACTGTAATTGATAAGGGCGGTAATACGCACCAAACAACTCTTGTGAGTGTTGGAAAGCGTTTCGTAATGCCGATTTAATCAAAGCAGGCGTTTCATGGGTTCCTATGGCATAGCCAATAATATATTTGTTGTAAGGATCGACAACCATAACAGCAGTTAATCGGTTATGATAGGTTGTTGTGGAGTAACCTTTGGCATTAGATTCTGTTTTTTGGTATAGTAACTCTGCATCCCAACCGTCCATTGTCCAATATAACATTGGTTTGCTTGGAGCGGTTCTTTTATTTTGCATTAGGATATTATTTGAAAGTGCATTAGCTCCTTTTCGACCGGCATAGATCACGATGTTGCTATCTTGTTTTCGGTTGGCCACGGTTTGTGGAGTTATTGTTTTCCAATACAAACGCTCCGCTACCGAGTTATAAATATTAGCGACTTGTGTATAATCAAGATTAGTATGTTTGGCAAGCAGCTCATCAATAAGAGCCAGTTGGTCATCGTCTTTAACTTTCGAGGCATTTTGATTTTGCAAACGTCCAGAAATTAGCGAAATGTAACTGTATTTCAAATATTCGTTGTACCGGATGCGTAAACCTCTGGAAGTTGTTGGGAGAGCATGCTCCACTTCTCTAAAACAATTGACATCGTTAGTCAGGCTTTGCCAAATATCGATTTGGGTAGCTCCCAAAGCTTTTACGTATGCTTTACGGTTAGTTTTGCAATTAATGACCGCATTCAAAACCGATGCGTTGTAGGTGTAGGTTTCAACTAACTTTAAATCGAGTTTGCGGTTGTCTTCGCCATAAGTATAGGCTGCGAAAAAATCAAAGGCTTTGCGGTCGGCTTCATAATGACTGGCAAAAAAGGATCTTTTTATTTCAGTTTTAGGGTTCCCGAATTTTATGGTAAGGCTATCTTTCCAATCTTGCGAAAGGGAGGAGTGAAGTACCAGGGCATCATAATTTAAAGATGCACGGCGCAGTTGGGTTTCGGTGCAGGTTTTAGAAATCATTCTTTTATACAGTGCGTTGTAGTTCATCAATCCGAGTGACTCAGGATGTGCGTTTCGGTCAAAAATCAGAAACCCGATTTTCACTCCTAGCTTGTTATCGTAATATTCGTATGGGTTTTCCATTCTATTATTTTATTTGTTCCCGCCGTGGTGTCGGAACCACGCAAAGCCGTGGCGGGATTTTTACTATATTTACAATCTCACTTATAAAAAATAGTAATATGGATGTTAATTTTTATGCAGAATTTAATTATGTTGGATACGACGAATCTCCTCAAGAGCATCTTCAACAGTTAAAAGATTTTCAGAAGCTTGAAGAACCTTTCGTAAATATTCTTTCTCAAAAGTTTGAGCTATCCTACGGTTTCTCGGTTGAGTTAACCGAAGAGAAACTTCTCGAAGTCTTGCAAGAGCTCGACCCCTTTCCTTTTCTAAAACTTGAATTGTCTTTTGCGTGGAAATCCCTGGAGCAGACTCTTTTGAAGGTTCAAATGATTGATCTTGTATTGCAGAACGTAGCACTTCGATCATACGGTTTTGAATATCATTGTGAGTATCATCTTGATGAGTAATGATAGATTTTATACTAAGATTTATAACTATTGGCTTCATATTAAAGTTTTTTAGGTTCGCTAAATGTGATACTTGTAACCATTCCTGATCTGAAGGTTACGGTTTCGATTACTTCGCTCGTGAAATCTTCGTTCACGTGGTGGATGATTTGTGTTTTCAT